ATGTTTCACTGCTTCTACGTTTGATTTATTACATGCTGGTCATATAAGTATGTTAAGGGAAGCAAAAGATAATTGTGATTACCTAATATGTGGTCTTCAGATCGACCCTTCTGTTGATAGACCAACTAAGAACTCACCTATCCAAACAATAGTAGAGAGACAAGTACAACTATCAGCAGTTAAATATGTTGATGAGATCATAGTATATAGGACTGAGCAAGATCTAGAGGATATACTTGAGATGTATCATATAGATATAAGAATACTCGGTGACGAATACAGAGACAAAGACTTTACAGGTAAAGACATCTGCAAGAAACGTGGTATCCAACTCTATTTCAATAAGAGAGACCATCGCTTCTCATCATCTGAGCTAAGAAGACAAGTAATAGAAAAATCTAAAATTTAATTGGAGTTAAAATGACTGACGAAGTCCACGGTATTAAGGTAGACTATTCACGTGACTCATTGTTCGATGAGTTAGGAATGATTAGGTTAAAAGAGTCATACATGGCAGACGGTGAAGTAAGTCCTCAAGAAAGATTTGCATTCGTATCAAGCCAATTCGCAACAGACAAATTTCATGCACAAAGATTATACGAGTATAGTAGTAAGCATTGGTTATCATATGCTACTCCTATCCTATCATTTGGTAGATCCAAACGAGGATTACCTATTTCATGTTTTTTAAATTTTATTGAGGACACAGCTGAAGGGCTGGTGGAAAACTTAAGTGAGACTAATTGGTTATCTATGCTTGGGGGTGGTGTTGGGATTGGCTTTGGTATTCGTAGTGCCGACGATAAGTCTACTGGTGTTATGCCTCATCTTAAAATGTATGATGCTAGTTCTTTGGCTTATCGCCAAGGTCGTACTCGTCGTGGTAGCTACGCTGCTTACTTGGATATTTCACATCCTGATATTCTAATGTTCCTTGAGATGCGTAAGCCAACAGGTGACCAAAACATGCGTTGCTTGAACTTACATCATGGTGTAAACATTCCTGATGCATTCATGGAGATCATTGAGAACTGCATGAAAGATCCGGATGCAAATGATGATTGGGAATTAAGAGACCCACATTCAGGAGAATTAAGAGAAACTGTATCTGCAAAAGAACTATGGCAAAAGTTATTAGAACTACGCATGACTACAGGAGAACCATATCTACACTTCATTGATGAGTCTAATAGAAAGATGCCTCAATGGTTAAAAGACAAAGGGTTAAAGATACATCAATCAAATCTTTGCTCTGAAATTATTTTACCTACTAATGAGAAGAGGACAGCTGTATGTTGTCTATCTAGTTTAAACTTGGAGTATTATGATGATTGGAAAACTGATAAACTTTTTCTTAAAGATGTTGCAGAGATGTTGGATAATGTGTTACAATATTTTATTGACACTGCTCCTTCTAGTATTAAGCGTGCTCGTTATTCTGCTTCTCGTGAGCGGAGCATTGGCATTGGTGCTCTTGGCTGGCATGCTTTGCTTCAGCGAAAAAACACTCCCTGGGAGAGTGCGATGGCAACCGGACTTAACAAACAAATCTTCAACCACATTAGATCAAGCCTTGATAAAGCAAATCAACAGTTGGGTAAAGAACGTGGCGAAGCTCCCGATGCCGAAGGTACTGGAAACCGTTTTTCTCATCTTATGGCTATTGCTCCCAATGCTAGCTCTTCTATCCTTATGGGCAATACTTCCCCATCAATAGAACCATTTAGAGCTAATGCTTATAGACAAGACACACTATCTGGCTCGCATCTACATAAGAACCAATATTTAGATAAGATTATTAAGGAGAAAGCTAATGATAAATATGATGAGATTTGGTCTTCGATTATTGCAAATGATGGTTCAGTTCAACATCTGGATATACTTGACGATTGGACCAAAGATGTGTTCAAGACTTCTATGGAGATTGACCAACGATGGGTGGTCCAACATGCATCAGATCGTCAAGAGTATATCGACCAAGCACAAAGTTTAAACGTATTCTTTAGACCTGATAGTAATATCAAGTATGTGCATGCTGTACACTTCCAAGCTTGGAAACAAAAACTAAAAACAATGTATTATTGCAGATCTGACAAGATCGCTAAGGCAGATAAAGTATCTAAACGTATCGAACGCGAAGTCATCGCTGAGATTGATTTAAAAGCAATGACCGAAGGTGATACATGTTTAGCTTGCGAAGGTTAATTAAAAGGGGAAATATGAAGAAGTTATTAGCAGTAGTTTTACTAGCATTTGCAACGTTAGCATCAGCAAATGATATCGATACAAAGTGTAAGCAGCATGTAATCTATGGTGCACCAGTTAAAGCTGAAGGCAACAATCAATACCTTTGTCGTACAGCTTATGCAGTGAATTATAACTATAGCACAAAGGTTGCATTCTATGCAGTAGAACATATCACTGTACAAAACCTTACTAAAACAGCTGCACGTAAAGATGACTTTAGAGAAGATCCTGAAGTTCCAGTACAACATAGAGCAACATTATCAGACTATACTGGTATGGGTTTTGATCGCGGTCATGTTGCTCCTGCTGCGGATATGACGTTTGATGCTAAAGCAATGTCTGAATCATTCTATTTAACTAATATGATGCCTCAAGTTCCTGGTAATAATCGTGGAATTTGGAAATACCTTGAAGAAAACGTTAGGTACTGGGTACAAGTTAAAGGTGAAGTGTATGTAATTACTGGTACTTTATTTGAAGGTCAACCAAAGATGATGAATAAGGTAGCTATCCCATCGCATGTATATAAGATAGCGATTGATCCTAAATCTGGTAAACAAATCGCGTATCTATTCCCTAATGAAAAACTAGATCCTAAGTTAATTGATAATTATGCAGTATCTGTTGCATCTATAGAACAAAAGACCGGTATTAACTTTTCACCGCTACTATCAAACAACACTGCAGAAAAAGCAGTATTAAAATTGAAAGACTTCTAAGATGGCAAGTAAACTAACTGACACAAGAGAATATTTTAAGCCATTCAATTATGCATGGGCTTATGATGCATGGCTAAAACATGAACAAGCACATTGGCTTCATACAGAAGTTCCGATGGCAGAAGATGTAAAGGATTGGAAAAAGAAGTTAACAAAAGAAGAGAAACAATTCCTTACTAACATCTTTAGGTTCTTTACACAAGGCGACATAGACGTGGCTGGCGGATATGTTAAGAATTATCTACCATATTTCCCGCAACCCGAAATACGAATGATGTTGATGGGTTTTGCAGCACGCGAAGCATTACATATTGCAGCATACTCCCATCTTATTGAAACATTAGGTATGCCTGAATCAACTTATAACGAATTCTTGGAATATCAAGAGATGAAGGATAAACATGATTATGTCACCGAACTTAGTTCTAAGAATGGAGATCTTTCTAGTACTGCTACTCATATTGCTGTGTTTTCGGCATTTACCGAGGGGATGCAGTTATTCAGTTCTTTCATTATGCTTCTTAACTTTCCTCGCCATGGTCTTATGAAAGGTATGGGTCAGATCGTTACATGGTCAATCGTAGATGAAACGATGCATGCTGAGAACATGATTAAGTTATTTAAGACGTTCATCAAAGAGAACAATGAGATTTGGAATGATGACTTGAAGGGTCGCATATATACTATAGCAGAAAAGATGGTGCAACTTGAAGATAAGTTTATTGACTTATGTTATCAAGGTGCTAATATGAGAGCGTTAGAGCCAGAAGATGTTAAACAATATATTCGTTACATCGCTGATAGACGACTCATCTCATTAGGATTAAAAGGTATTTTTAAAGTTAAAAAGAACCCACTACCATGGGTGGAGGAGATGATTAATGCTCCTGTACATGGTAACTTCTTTGAGAACCGTGTGACCGACTATGCCAAAGGTGCACTCAAAGGTTCATGGGAAGACGTATGGGGAGGAGCCCAATAATGGCAACAAAATATTTTCACTGTGACAACTGTGAATCAACAGGTAAAGTAACCGTTAAGACTAACGATGTTACAATAGAAGATATTGTGTTTTGTCCAGTATGTGGTGCTGACATATTTGAAGAAGATGAAGACGACGAGTGAGTTACATAGTATCATCATTACCACCTATAAAATGTTGGGTTAAACGTGAATTTCTCTACAACTTTGAAAAGGGCCACGGTGAGTTAGAACCTGCAATATGGGTTAGCCTTAAAGCATTAAGAGGTCAAGTCTTTCGTATAGAATCATTACTTCCTAATTATGGTGCATTATATGATAAGTTACCTATTCATGCTTATGTATGGAAACAAGACGCTGGAAATCTACCTATAGATACATTACAACTATGGGATTGTATGGGTTATAGATTTACTATCATTGAAAAGATAGGGCTTAGAAACTTAGGTGTTAAGTTTTATGGTAAAGATAAACAATGGCATTTTGGTCATTATCTTTTTACAGTAGATTTTTGTGCTGATGAGATGGATTTAGATACAGGATTTACAGAGACCGCCGAAGAACATAAGAGTTTTAATTTTATTAAATTAGATAATGGTCAATTTGCATGTCAACCAAATAATAGATGCTTATGGTATGATCAAAGCTTAATATCAGATGTTAATAAGTTCCCAGACTTTAAAGCTGCTCAAACTTTATGGAGTGTAGATGGAACAAGTAAATGGACAACTAGTGATGATTGGTTTTATAATATAAATGAAAGAACTAATTAAAGTGGATTATGAATTTCCATGGACATATAAAGGTGAGCCAGTTGAAGAGATTGATGAGAAGTATACAGGATTCGTTTATCTCATTACTAATACTGTATCTGGTAAAGCATACATAGGCAAGAAGTTATCTAAATTCTCTAAGACTAATATTAAAACAGTTACTCTTAAGAATGGTACTAAAAAGAAAAAGAAGATCCGCAGTAAGATCGCGTCAGACTGGAAGACGTATTGGTCTTCATCAAAAGAAGTTATTGAAGATGTCAAGACATTAGGAGAGGATAAGTTTAAACGGGAAATCCTAATGTTTTGTTTATCTAAAGGGACGGCCTCATACTTTGAGGCAAAGTTCCAGATGCAGAATGAAGTGCTTGAGCATCCTGATATGTGGTATAATGGGATAGTTAATTGTCGTGTACATAGGAGTCATATAAAATATGAAGATTAGATTAGCGTTTTTAACAATAACTTTAATAGCTGTAGTTGCTGCATATTTCGCTTATGCATCATATATCCAAACAAAGCATTATGAAAATATATTAGTTGAGTTTGATAAGCGATTAACATATAATGCTAGTAGATTAGATAACATACAAGAAGAAGATCGTAAATTAAATGCTGACATAGATAGTCTTAATAATAAGATTAATGAACTTAACAATACTATCCGTATCCAAGATGCATTAATAGCAGAGATAAGAGTTAGATCAAAAAGAAAATGAACGATAAAGTAATGACAAGTGTAATGTTCGTTGCAGCTATATCACTTAGCTGTATCGCCGCATGGTATTCAATCGCAGGATTGACAGCAATCTTTGCTGCAGCCGTAGTACCAATCATAATCATGGGTGGTATCTTAGAAGTATCTAAGTTAGTCGTAGCATCATGGTTATATCGTAACTGGACTGAAGTCCCTAATACATTTAAAGTCTATTTCACTGCAGCTGTGGTTATCCTTATGATGATTACCTCTATGGGTATCTTTGGGTTCTTATCTAAGGCACACTTAGATCAAGCAGTGCCAGCTGGTGACGTAACAGCACAAGTTACTATATACGATGATAAGATCAAGACAGAACGAGATAATATAGATGCTGCTCGTAAAGCATTGAATCAGATGGATGCTCAGATAGATCAGAAGTTAAGTAGATCTACAGATGAAAAGGGAGCAGACAAAGCTATTCAAATTAGACGTTCACAATCATCTGAACGCAAGAAGCTACAGAACGAGATATCAGAATCACAAAAGGCTATCGTTAAACTACAAACAGAACGTGCACCTATAGCATCTCAAGCCCGTAAGATCGAGGCTGAGGTAGGTCCTATTAAGTATATCGCAGCATTAATCTATGGAGATACCTTAGACGCTAATGTACTTGAAAAGGCTGTCCGCTGGGTCATCATCATGATCGTACTAGTATTTGATCCACTAGCTGTACTCATGCTTGTTGCTGTGAACTGGTCTCTAAAAAAAAGACAACCTGAAGTAGAACCAGAAAATATAGAGCCTTGGCTTAATTATCCTATTGATCTACCAAAAAAGAAAGTAAAGCCTAAGAAACGTAAATGGCTTGAAAAAGAACCTGATCCTACACCCCTACCAGAAGCCGCAGATTGGGTAGAGGATACTCATTATGACCCTAACGAGTATGTTTCCCCAGCTAAGACCATCGAGGAAGAAGTCGATGCACTCAATAAGCCTTTGAATTCATTAGATAGATTGAATAAAAAATACGGCGACCCTAACTCTTAATCCATATAAATAGTACATGGGAGAGATATTCAAACTTATAGCAGACGTAGGGTTTCCGATAGCCGGAGCATGTGCGGCAGGTTACTTTGTATTCCTTACAGTTAGATTTATCCTTGAAGGTGTTACTGGATCCGTAAAAGGTATGTCTGGTATCATCAAAGCATTGGATAGACGAGTAGCAGCTATGAATCATGATGTTATTCGCATCGACACTAAAGTATCTCATGCATTAGGTATCCCACCAGATTTAGATAGAATTGCAAGAGCTGAACAATCGGACGCTAGGAGAGACTAGTGGAAGACTTAGCAGATTTAATTAATAAGTATGGGTTTCCCATTATTGCAGCAGGCGGGTTAGGGTACTTCGTCTACTATGTTTGGAAATGGGTAACTGAAGAAATTGACCCTGTTATAGGTGAATCTAATAAAGTTTTAATTGAACTAATCGATCGTATCAGGATGTTAGATAACGACTTGATTAGACTCAATCAAAAAGTGAACGTCATTTTATCTTTAAGAGAGAAGGAACAAAATGAAGCTCACGACAAGGATACTAAGTCTTAGTATTTTATTGACAGGTTTTGCTGTTCAAGCACAGCCGCTCCCTGATTATACATTCAAGAGCCCATCATTTAACGGTAATGGGTACTCTGCACACGTCTTGACTATTGAGAACCAAGAACATAATCGCAGAGATGCTATTGAAAAAGAAATCCAAGCAGCTCTTGATAAAGAAAAGAACGAAGCAAAGAATACGAATATATCTAAGTTCCTTAACAACCTAGAATCTCGTATCTATGCACAGATTTCTCAAAACGTGGCGACTGCCATGTTTGCAGATGGTGGTAGTAATGCCGGCACATTAAACTTTGAAGGCAACATCATCAACTGGACAAAGAGTTCAACAGAGATTACTCTTAACGTGACTGATTATGTAGGTAGCAGCACGTCTATATCAATACCATTAGGATCATTTCAGTTCTAATGAAACATTTTTTAATAATACTATCGCTTCTAGTTTTATCTGGTTGCGCGACTTCTACAGTTATTAAAGATGTAGAGAAACCTCTCAT